CTCGATGACCGTCTTTATCCCTCCAAGCACATCTGATAGATTACTCATTAGATCGGCACTTTACGATATGGAGTAATGAGGGCCTTGACATCCTGATCCAGACCTCCCGCCCAGGTCACTACCTGCCCTGTCTCGGCAAGGCCTATAGTGTCGGCGTATCCGGAGTCCTTGCGCTTCCACATCCTAGCGGTCTGGATAAGGACAGCCTCCTGAATCGCGCCTGGGAACCTTATGAGATTAACGGACTTGTTAGTGTGAGCCGTCCCTACCGTATTATTAATGGCTCGGGATACCGTGGCTGCCGTCCCACTCGTGGTGATTACATACACCAGTTCATCATCAATTAAACACGTATGTCCAGGCTCAATGGTGCCCGTGGCGCTCCCCGTGAGTACCATTGAAGTAGCAGTGGCATCAGCGAGAGTCCCGTTCAGTCCACTATCCGAGGTGACCTTCTGGAATCCCCAGGTGCCTACCAATTGGTAGTTATTCTGTTCCCTAATGAACTCATCCTGAGTCCCATTCGACTTGTCGCTCACCTGAAGATGAGTGTAGGGCCTCGCCTTCCCCGAGGTGGAAGTGGGACTAGCTCTTAGTGGGTAGAGGATATAATCGTCAAATCCCCAGGTAGTATCGAATGTACCGTCCAGGTTATTATCCTCTTTTACAGAAGACAGAGAGATGAGGTCTGGGACACGAAGCGTTCCTCCCCCTGGCCCATCGAAAGTAAGAGTGGCTATCTCGTAATAGAAGAATCGATTGCACCACAGATCGACTTCACGAGAGACGTTCTCCAGTAACATAAGCATACGCTTATCCAGAGCCGTCCCCGTGCTTAGATTAAATCCCCCCTGATCCTTAATCGTCTGGAGATCTAGATATGAATTATTCATCCTTTGGCAGGGTTCACTTTAGACATAATGTCCGAGGCCGATACTACAGACGAATTAAGATGAGCCAGCCCAGCCGCAATCTCCCTCTTCATCATAGCCTGCCAAACAGTGTCAGAATCACCTGAAGTACGTTGGTGCCTAACAGATCGAGTTTCAAAGGAGCCATCAGGCAAGGCAACATCGTTCTCATAAACCAACGTGGCCACGTCCTTGCCACTTGTCCCGCCAGTTGGTGCGTTTGCCGTTTTTAAAGTCCAAGTCATGCTTCTCTCCTAATTGTGAAGCGCTGAATCTACAGCGAAGGTAAAGTCACCAGTAGATCCACCCGCTGCAAATACCCACTTGACTCGTAGTGAATCTCCTAGAACCATCGCCCTCACAGTAGCGTCTCCTATAGCCGCATCCTGATCAGCAAAGAACTCGTCAACCGCGAACCCAGAAGCAGCCTCAGCGAGGATTTGGCTTAGTTCACCAGTCCACGGCCCCCAAGAGACGTTCTCATGAGTAACACCAGTGGCACGAGTGAAGCCCACAATATCTTGCCAATCACCACTAGGGCTCTGCGTCTGGATATAAACGTCCAAGGTAGGAGAACCGCCTGATGGTGCGGCAGTCACGTCTAACCTTGCCCAGAAGCTCTTCACCCATCCCACATCATCCAGAGCAGTTGAAGTCCCACTGGCCTCACCAGCAGCCGCAGAAGCCCTGAGAGCTAAGTCCCCGCCGATTTGAGCTACGTTGAGTGCGCCCAGGCCAGGCCCAGAGTCGCCGCCGGTACGAAGTCGATCGTAAAGCGCGTCGGGAGCGAGGGCATTTAACCCTACGGCCATCGCTCTGGCGTTTCCACCGCTGTCTATTGATAGCCTAGGAGGATTATCACCATCCCCCTGGTTATTGGACGCGGTTATTTGGGTAGATAGTAGATAGCCATTTGGGCTTACCCGTATCCTCCGGACATCGCCTTCGTCGGCGTTTACAGTACCGGACTCATCGACGCTGCCAGCGATTTGGATGGGAGCGCCAAGTTCAGGCGCATCGGAATCAGCAGGGCCAACCATGATGAGACGGCCTGAGTCATCTACTAGGATATCAGCCGCATCGTCATCATCAACGGTATCGGGAGTTCCCGCTTGATAACGTCCGCCTACTTTTAATGGATTACCCACATTAGCCGCATCATGAGCAGCGGCCCCCTGCACCTTAACTCCATTGGCATCAAGCAGGGCATTACCATTAGCGTCAACTAACAGGGCATTCAGCGCATCCGCTGTATCATCGTGGATGTTATTTAGTATCTGCTGAGGCGTCTTGTTCTCATTAGCGGGCATAGACTACACCACCCTCGTAGCGATCCTTGCGTTGCGGCTTCGGTGCCAAGATTGTCTTAGAAGTTTGCGCTTCTGGGGACTCATTCTCGTCGTGACCATCTCCGCTGGTGTGATCTGCGACGTGAGAAAGGAGCACACGTGGTTGTGTGGATCGTCTACTCCCGTCACGTCGCATATGTAATCCTTCTCGACGAGCTTAGCCCCTACCCTGTCGGCGACCTCCGTCCATGTTCCAGCGGGGATCCTCAGATTAGGGGATCCCCTTCTGGTCACGGTTGCAGTAGTATGGGCATAGATCAACATGGTTATCCCTCGATCAGGAAGTATTCGACGATCAGAGCCCCAACGGCTGTGCTGGTCGTGGTGTCCGAGTGAGTCATGTTGATACTGTTGTTCGTCCCCGATCCGCCTGGCCCCAGGAGCATGTGGAAGATGTTGATGCCGCCCAATGTGGCGCTGGCGGCTACCGTACCCACGATCTCCTGAGTGTAGTGGACACCAACTGTCATGGTGCCACCATCGATCTGGTCGGTAGCGTTCCCAGTGCCATCGCTGCCTCTGCCCAGATCGAAGGTGCCAGTACCAGCTGTGGTGAAGACCACGTAGGTCTTGACGCAGACGGTTCCGGTTTCAGGGTTGATCCAGTTAGTAGCGGCATTGGCCGTGCTGGTCGTCGCAAGGGGTATCCTGACGGCCATGACCGACCTGTAGTTACCTGTCCCAGACGAGGGAACCATGTCAACTACTAGCTGAGGAGTCGGGTCTTGTTGCTTAATATTCGGCTTCATCCCGTGTTTATTCCTCCTTTAATCCACGTAAGGGAATTAGAGTAAGCAGTCTGGATTAGGCTGCTATGTTCCTGACGACTGAGGTGTGGGTAGCAGTGCCCCTGCTGGCCGCTCTCTGTTCGAAAGCGATCCGGAAGGAGGCATACATGGTGGTCTGCCCCTTACCCGCCTCTCTGCTCGTCTCAAGTTCAATTTGACGCCGGAACCCTACCCGCCATTGGGTAGTGTTAGTGCACAGGATCCGCCCGGTGTCGGTAGCGTTGGATCCCGAGGTGACCAGACCGTCAGCGTCCGCCTGGAGCATCTGCTCCGAGTGAACCAGAGGCTTGCCGTATACGTTCAGGATCTCACCGGTGCTCAGGGTAGCCCTGGCTCCCGCCACGTCAACGGTTTCGAACTCTGCGATGGCCAGTGACCTGATGGCGTTGTTGACGTCGGTCATGTAGACCACATCGCCTCGACGCCGAGGGATCGCGTATTTGCCAATGAGGGCCAGCGCCCGGTTATACTCATCAGCTGCCACGGCTCCACCAGCTGCGTTCCTCACCTGGCTGGTATTGTCAACCAGAGGAAGGTGAAGCAGCCCATCGAACCCCAGCATGTAGTGTCCGAGGCCTGCGGTTACCTTGGTGATCGTCCCGCCGTCCGCGTTAATGCCGTTGGTGCCGGTGGTGTCCCCGTTCAGGAGGACATCGTCCATCACCTCGGCAGTGTTCCTGACCAGGCTGGCGCGGAGTTCGGGGATCCAGGCGATTACCGCGTCCTCTTCCAACTCGTCGGAGAATGGGACACCCGCCCGTAGGCCGTAGGCCGTCATGGTGGCCTTCCCGGTGTTCAGGTCAGTGGTCTGCGACTGAACGTTCTCCGTAGTGGGATACCAGTTGACATCCCCCAGCTGTAGGGGGAGGTCAAACGGGTTAGAGGGCATCACGACCTGCATGAACAGTGGCAGGATGATGGTCTCCAGGTTGACATCCATCCACAGTTCCGCAGCCTCGATGGTGGGCACCAGTTCATCACCCGAGGAGGCCGTTACCGAGTCCATCGCCTTTTGCATCAGCTCAAGGGTCTGGGCGCGCCAGCTGGCTATCGCCTTTCTGAAGTGAGTGGATTTCTCCATTGAGTCGTCAGGGAACATGATCCCCCGGCGAGACAGCGCGCCGTCCTCCCACTCCAGGATCACATCGGGAGTTATGAACGAGACCAGCTGGCCTCGAGCCTCCTGGACATCGGTTAGCATGGACAGCTGTCCATTCCGATGGAGCCCCTTGACCGCTCCTGAGCTCAGGATCTCATCCAGGAGCTTGAGGTCAAGCATGTCGTATCCAGCCAGACGGCCATTGGCTACCCGGATTCGCCCATCCCTGGACTGTCGACCCATTTTCTCTCGACGGAGATCCTTCATACCAGCCTCTACTGATACGAGGCTAGTCTTCATTCTCTCCATTTCCTCGCCTAGGATGCTGACCTGACCGTCGACGTGGTCTTTGACGAAGGTCTTGACGTCACCCAGTTCCGCAAGGAGTTGATCAATGTCTGTCATCTTCGGTGGCATTTTTTATCGATCCTCCTTTGTAGTTAGTTCCACGTTGTGGATATCTCGTATGGCCTCCATGACCGCGTCGAAGTCTATCGGTTCATCCTCCTCTTCTGGAATTTCCTCATCTGCTCCGTTGTAGGGGATCATTTTCTCGTCCTCGCCTCCCTGGTCGTTGAGGACTTCCCCAATCAGAGCCCGAGCCCGATTGAGCTTGGTTTTATTTGCTCGGCTGATGACGGCTCCGGCCTTCTCCTCGTCATCCTTCATGTCACCGTCTTCCAGATTCCCGAGATCCTGAGCCTCCTCAGCGTCAGTATTCATGTCACCGTCCACATCCTCATGCTCCGGCGCTGGGGTATCCGCTTCGGGATCAGGATCTGAATCGGGATCATCATCCGGTAGAGCTAGGTCAGACAGGGTCACCATGAATTGCTTGGTGAGGGCTGCCTTCTGTAGGGCCTTGGGATGGGCCGGGATAGGAACAGCGGATAGCTCCAGAAGCTCCTGCTTTATGAACCGGATCCCTCCGAACGGATTGTCCGAGTTCAGGGCCTCGAATTCCGTTGGCTTGAATCCCACGCTGACCGCTCGCATTATCTTGCGAAGGTACTTCCCCTTGATGAACTCGGCCAGGGGATCATCATCATCCCAGATGACGTCGGCCATGAGTTGCTTGCCGTTAACCCACGTTCGGCTAACGATGCCCAGAGGTGGCATATTGTGCTGGTGCATGAGCATGAACACGGGATTCTTCTCGAAGTTCTTCGTGTCCCATCCTGCTACCTCAATGATGTCACCCATCCGATCTTCTGATTCCTCAGAAGCAACGAAGGTCATCTTCCCACCCTCTGCCTTGCTCGCTCGCACGAACAGGCCTGAGGATCTGTAGAGCATCGGAGCGTCCCCCGTGCCTCGGTAGAAGTTATCGAGTTCGGAGAGCTCCTGCTCCCGGATTCGCTTCTCGAAATCCGCTATTGCAATGTTTGGCATTGATTCCTCCTCATCTGGATCGCTTGCAGGCTCGAAGAGCATGCCCTCCTGATCCTCTCAATGTTCACGGGCCTCACTCTCATCCCATTCCTCCTTGGGATATCTATAGGCTTGTAGAGTGGTGTCCTCCTCCCCCTTGAGCTTACCTACGATAATGTCGAGGGGTTTGCCATCGTCAGTCTCAGATGAAACCCTGCGAAATGAATCCTGCTCGAAGTCCCCAGGATCCCGGATCCGACACGCATGTTCATTTGGGAAGGGCATAAAAAGAAAACGGCCCCTTGTCAATTTCATGACGATGGGGCCGTCTAGCGACCTGGGAATGTTACCTGTATTGTGAGCACAGCCTACAGGATGAGAGCGAGTGTGTAAATACCGTATCTCGGCCTATTTACTCGTGTGTGGGGATAGGAGTATGTTATGTGGGATCAACCGAGGAGGAAAGGGATGCCCAATTTCACGGTTATGGATCCCGATTATAATAATCCCTTAATAAGAATGTGTGGGGACTGCCAAAAGGGGAACCTGAGATGGATCAGGACTGCTAACAAGGATAAAGTCCTTATGGATATCGATAACCAGGTAGTCCACTTCTGCCTCGTGATAGGGCCAGATCCGGAGGATGATGCCGAGGAGGAGACGCGGATCCTCATGCCCAGGACGAAGAGGAAGCCTGTCCGCAGGACGCACACGCATGAGGATATCACGCAGCGGATAGATGAGCTGAACGAGGAGATGATCGAGACCGCTAAGGCCATGGGTAAAGATGTGGGAGACCTATCTCACGAGCTCGATCAAGTGAAAGCCAAGGTATCGCGGATACCTGTGGAGCACACGATAACCATCGAGAAGGCAGGGAAGATCCGAGAGATCGACGGACGGCCTCATTTCAAGCTCGATACACTTGTTCACGTCCTAAACGAGCGACTCCACGTCTTCTGCGTAGGGCCTACTGGAGGTGGTAAGACCACAGGTGCTGGCATGGCTGCGAAGGCCCTTGGGGTTGAGTACTACGAGTCCAGCATGGGGCCTAGCACCAGCGGATGGGATCTAACCGGATTTATGTCGCCTCGGGGTAAGTATATCAGGGGTATCCTTAGGGAACCATATGAATTCGGTGGAGTACTCATGCTGGATGAGATGGATAACGGCAACGCGTCCGTCCTTACTGCCCTTAACAGCGCGATGGCCAACGACAGCTACTTCTTCCCAGATACCAAGGTAGATCGCCACCCGGACTTCTTCCTTGTAGCAGCCGGTAATACCTACGGGCGCGGGGCTGACCGAGTCTACGTAGGCAGAAACCAGCTGGATGCTGCCACTCTAGATCGATTCGTGTCCCTAGACTGGGAGTATGATGAGGAGGCCGAATTCGACTGGGCCGGAGGAATACGGGAGGACTGGGTTAAATTCATCCAATCGGTACGGAAGATCGTGTTCGACCACAAAATGAGAATCGTCGTTAGCCCGAGGGCCAGTATCTTCGGAGTTAGGCTGCTGGAATCCGGCATGGAGAGGGCTGAGGTTGAGGAGATGGTGCTCTGGAAGGGCATAAGCAGTGAAGACAGGCTCAAGATACTCGGTGGGATCCCTTCATCCCCTCAAGCCCTCTTAGAGTAGGTTGTCATCAGCGTCGGATGCGTGTTATACTATTCATGTAAATACACAATTAGGAGGCACCTAACATGATTACAATAGATCGAGTGATCAGAGTGGCAATTGCGGTGGGATTAGCAGGGATAGTATTCGGAGTTATCAGTTATACCGCTACAGGGGAGAAGGCGGAATGGCTGTGTCTGAATGGGAAGGTTCAGGTGGTATCTCCCACAGCTACGAATCGGTACTCGGATATGTCCATTATTGGTGAGGGGATCATCTGTGCTCCAGAGTGGAAGATAAGCGGAGTGTATGGCCCGAATATCGAGAGTTGGGATGGGCCAATCGAATTCAGGGACTTCCAGCCGCAGGAGTAGAACATGGAAGAGCCAGATGAGAGCTTCTGGATCACACCAGGCAACCTCGAGGAGATCTCCCAGTTCTTCAAGATAGAGGAGAAAGGCAAGGAGTGGGTCTTCACCCTACTCGATCTCGACAACCCGCCTGTGAGGGAGGAGCCTGAGTGGCACTTCATTACGTTCTCATACGATGGCTCCCCTGAGAATACCAAGATCTTCATCAGCGGGGAAGAGTACAAGGGCAAGTGGAGATGGAGGTTCAAGAAGTGGTTCCGGTTCATCACCAGGCGATATTCAAGGATGTACGGAGGGAACGATGACGCATAAGGAAGTGGAGAGGATAACTCAATCCTTCCGATGGCATCCCACCTACAAAAGAGGATATAAGATAGGCAAGAGAAGCTGGGAGAGATCGGCTGAGATCGAACTCATACATGAGCCTGATATGCCCAAGGAAAAGGACAGCCGACTAGCTTTAGCTGGATATCACCAAGCATGGAATGACTGTAATCGAGACGCAGTTGGGAGGGTGTATTAATGGGCTGGACTCTAGCCCCAAGATGGAGCACGGGAGAGGTGTTGACAGCCTCCTGGCCAGCCAAATGGAAACCGAGGAGACGGCAGTATCCAAGCCTAATGCTACGCGTATATCCTAAACCTATCATGCTGAGGTGGTCGAGATGA